GGTAGATTGCATGAGATCTAACACATACTCGTCCACAATATCCTTATAATATGCAGTAACTGTTGCTTTCTTTGTTGTATCTAGACTATTATATGTTCTTAGATCATAGTATAAACAAGCAACTTTATTGGCAACACAATATGCCATAACTGCATCTGCCTGTTCTAATGGGGTTCCTTCAATAATCATAGTTATGAACTCTTATAATCTTTTTCTGCTTGAGCTATCAAATCATCTAACCATGCATCCTGCTGTGCTTTCAGATTAGGATCAAGTTGAATTGGATTTGGTTTAATAAAATCACCATATTCTTTTAATAATAAATCAAACATTCCCTTTTCAGTAAATGATTTCAATACCAAGTAGTGTGATATCTTATCTCTAAATGCTCTTAAATAATGTTCACCAAGTGGTTTGAACTGATCATCTGTTGATAAGTATGCAACACCAGCATTCTTTGGTAAATATATCTTATTATAAAACTCTGGCGAAACAGGGAACTTAGTCTTTTCAACAGCAGTAGTAAATTCAGTTGAAGCAGGTATATCTCTTAGTTTTTGTCTGTATGTAACATACAATGCTTTATCATCTGCACTCAAAGGACAATCACTAACCATAGCCCAATCAGTTTCATCTAACAAGAAATCTCTTGCAAGTCTAACTGATGTTGTAGAAACTGTTGTTTGATTCTGATACATCCTAGCGAGTTCATCTTGAAACTCAATGTCTTCTATTGAATCAATAAGGAAAAATCCTTCAATCAATTTATCATTAAGAGCAGTAACTTGTGCTGCATCAGGGGATTCCATTTCATATGTAACCCATTCAAACTCATTTTTAGTAAAGTTCTTTACATATTTTCTACGTTTAACCAAATTAGTTGCATTAGTATTATATGCATACATTACTAACTTATCCTTATCACTATCCCAACTAGGATATAGAAAAGGCAGTAAAGTATCTTTCCAGTAGGTTTCAGGGATTACTTTTTCTTGTCCCTTATATTCAATGGTTTGATTTATAACATCCAATTGGAGTTCTATTAATTGTGAGTTTGCCATTAGTTCAAGCAGGTTCTCCTTATATATTTAGAAAGCTTTAATTAAGTACTTACATGTCTTGTAAGTATGTATCAGTGGAATGTCCTTATCAGGATCAATTGATGCTACAGGTTCAATTTTAGTAGTTGACTTCAATTCAACAGTAGCATCTTCTGCTTGCATTCCAGAAGTATATGTCACATTATTACCAGTAGCACCTTCAATAGTATATGATAAAGAATCAACTGAAGCTTTATTAACTGCACCTGCATTTGGTACAAATACTAAACCAGATGTTTTTGGTTTCCAGTATACAATTTCAGCAATTCCATAATGTTGACCGTCTGAATCAGTATCATTACTACCATTAGGATTAGGCATTGGTTGTTCCAATTTAATCTTAGTAGCAGCACTCTGAGCAGCCTCAGGTAAATCAATGCTAAATGTATACCATTTTGTAGCACCACTATCACCATCAAAATTACCACTAGTTGTAGTTATATCAACTGCTGGAATTATTCTATTACTAGAAGTTTGGTCTAATCTAGCAAAAGCATCAGTTGTAACATTATTATCAGGATCAATAAGTGTACCAAACTCAGTCCAATTACTACTACCTTGTTTCTGGTAATAAGCACGTAAAACCTGTGATGGTTTCTTACCACCATTAAAGTTATTTCCTCTTGCTGCAACAACTGAAACGTGACTTACATTACTACAATCAACTGCATTAACTATAACCCAACGATTACGGTTAGGTGTCTTTGTACCAGTAACAGGTCCAACATTACCAAACTTAAGGAAACGCTCAAATTTATATGTCTTAGTATCATCAAATGTAAGTTGTTTTACTTCTCCAGCAGCAGTATCAAAAACAACATCAACATATGCTCCACCACAGCATCCATCTATTATATGAACTGTTGGTGCTTCTGCTCCTGCTGGATATGTACCGCCACTATTTAAAGTAACAGCAGTAACTCTACTACCACTAACTGTACATGTTGCAGTAGCATGATTTGCATCACCATCAGTTAATCCACCACCCTTAAACATCACTCTAGGAACTTGAGTGGTTGGACATTTAAATATACCAGCACCTGCACCAACACCAGTACCTTCATTAACAATCTTTACATCCCACTCTTCATCATCAAATGATCCTGACTCAATGACATCGCCTGTTGAAGTTGTGTATGTTGCACCAGATTCGCCTACTTTAACACCTGCTCTGAGTTTAACATATCCAGGTTCTCCAGGATTACTTGTTCCAATATTAGGAGATTGTACTGTTCCACCAGCACCACCAGTTCCAACATGAGCTGTAAGTGAACTAGTAGTAGTTCCAAGCAATTCCAATTCAACAACTGATCGGATTTGACCACCTGCACCACCGCCTCCTCCACCAGGAGTCCAATATGCATCATCCCATGTTATGTATGCCTTTGCTGATCCCCAACCAGTATTATCTGCATTAGCAGCACCACTTGAGTCAAAGTAAGTAGTATTCCAAGCACTAACGCCTTGTTCTCCACCTCCACCACCATCATGTCCACCAGAACCACCACCACCAGCAACTCCTGAATCACCAGCACTACCACCTGAGTATCCAGAGGGGCCAACACCACCGCCACCGCCTCCTCCACCGCCACCTACACAACCAGCAGCGACAGCATTGTCACCAGGAGCAGAAGTTAATACCGATGTTCCAGCAGCACCTAAAGATGATAGTACCGCAGGATTACCTTGGTCAGCAGATGCATGACCATAGCATCCACCGCCACCACCTCCACCAGCACCAGCAACTAGCTGACTATTTGCATAAAGGTGAGTTGCTGCTCCTCCTCCTCCACCCCAAGTGTCTGTACTAATTGACCAATAAGATGCGTTGGTAGTTGTAGATCCTGCACCTCCATTTCCACCGTACATACTAGGAGTACCATTCAGTCCATTTATAGTTCCTCTACTTGCATTAACAGCAGCACCACCAAGCCATGCTTTCCATACCTTCTGCTTAAAACTAGAACGAGTTGTTTCGTTCACTGTTATTAATATTCTTTCTCCTTCACCACCAGCACCAAATACATTACTACCATAGTTATGTAAAGGTAATGTATTAGAATTAGCACCAGTAGCACCAGCAAGTTCAAAAGTAGCAGATGTTATATTATTACCAGTTGCAGTGAAGTTAAATACACCATCACTTCCTGGAACGAATAGAACATTAGTTCCAGCATCACCTACTCTAACATTAATACCAGCTCCTCCACCACCTTTATTATCTACCCACTGTTCTTGACCACCTGCACCACCTGTACCAGGATCAGATGTCTGATTATCTGGATTTCCTACAGTTAATTTACTTCCAGTTCCATCCGCACCATCAAGACCAGCGTTTATCCCATTAAAAGTATCACCATATGAACCAGATTTAACAGCAGTTCCTCCAGTTCCCTTTGCACCACCTGTGTTTACAGCAGCTGCACCTCCACCATTACCACCATTAGCAGTTAATGTAAGAACTGAACCACTATCAAATTTTAGCCAACTAGAAGTACCAGTACTTCCAGCAGCAGATCCAGCACCACCGCCTCCACCTCCACCAACAACAGTACATTCAACATACTTAGCATTACTTGGAACAGTATATGGAGATTGTGTTCCAGAACTAGTATACTCAACAGTATTCGCTGCTGGATACTCAATTATATCTGTACCTGAATTTAATAATTTCTTTCTGTTACCAATCTCTGAAGTGTCACCAAACTTAAGAAATGATGGTGCTGGTACTGTAACCTGGAATTCCCATGAACCACCACTTCCTGTTGCAAGATAATTTAAGTTCTGTGCGAGTTGTGGGAATGTAAATGTGTAAGATCCACTAGGAGTACCAGTCAAATCAATAGTTACTGGTGGATTTGCTATTGTATTAGCAGCAGTAGTTGAAAGTTTAAAATTATCATTATTTGTACCAGCAGCAACATAATATGTTGTACCATTAACCAATCCTCCAACAGTACCTCCAGTTCCTTGAATATATTCTACAGCAGTTCCTATTGAAAAACCATGAGATGATATTGTAATACGATCATTTGCCGTATCAATCTCTGATGCTCCTACAGTCTTAACAATTTCAGGGTTTTGAAGTGATCCAACAGAAGCAGCACCTCCCTGCCAATCCCAAACATCATAAGT